TCAACGAAGTTCCTGAAGTCAGCCAAAGACCCGACATGGGTCTTAAACGATCCAAATACCTGATCGGAATCTACAAGACCCTTTTGAGCAGATCCGTGTACTAGGTTTGATCCGAATGAAATTGCCATGTCTTATTCCTTAGTTTGATATAACGAGAGTGGTGTAAGGGAATCCAGTTCCGTCTCCCGCAGAAGCAGCAGAATACAGTCTATAGTTTACCGTAGTGCTGTTCTTAAAAGAAACTGGTATAGGTGTCGGGGTGCCCGCAGTTACTGGGGCGCCACGACCTAGTGTTGTTCCTGGGTCATTGAAGTCACTGAATATGTCAAGTGCTCCGTCGCTGATTCCAGTTATTTCGTCTGCAGTAGAACTTTCTATGGGAAAAGCTATGTAGATGTACTTTCCGTTAGGTGTAGAAAGACCAGAGATGTTGCCGTCTATTGAGTTTACAGGAGTACCACTTGTAACACTCACTAGAACAGGATCGCCTTGCGGATCTTGAGAGAAGTGGTCTGCGCTATCGACATTCTGAAGCATCAAATTCTGAAGTGCCGTAGCAAGATCACCAGAAGGCGTGTTCACTGGGTTTGTATCTCCATACCCAACAAAAGCGGGGACTTGGAACAAGACTACAGCTATCTCTCCCGTCTTGTCATCACCGCCAACAGTAGCAGACGTTCCGTTGTCAGTTACAATAATTCTGTACCCAACAGTTGTCAAGTCAACTTCACCAAGCTCCTTACCAGAAACGCTTCCGCCAAAATCTGCAGTGACGTGAGAGTCGTTAAAAGTATACGTTGCTGAGTTTGTCAACCCGTCGTTTTGAGTAGCTGCCAAAGCAGCTTCTCCAGTACCCCCTACCCCGTGTATCTTCTCATAGCTAGAAACACTTGTTCCGTCAAGAGAATTGTAAAACCTTTCAATCGATATGCTACTGATGTCGATGCTTGAGTCCTGACTCTTAGCTGAATTAGTAACAGTGAAAGAGATAGAGCTCTCCACATCACCAAAGACTCTAACAGAGTTGCTAGTAAGGCCACTCACAATGTTACTCGGAGAAGTTCTTGCAACAGTCAGGCTGGTGACAGGGGAAGCGTATGCATTCACCTTGTACGAACCCTTAGTGTCGTTTCCTGCCGTCAACGTAATGACTGGCTCGTGATCGGAAGATCCGTCAAGGACGCTTCCACTTTCAGCCGCTGGGGTCACCTCTACAACATAGTTCTGATACACAGCACCGCTGTTTCCCGTGTACGCAGCTATATCTACATCGCTATCCGTAAACTCAACAGTGACATACGGAGACGGGCTGGTTGCGTTGAAGCTGTTCATTGCCTCTATCGCAGTCTGAATGGAGGTAGCTCCAGCTGAGTCGTAGTTTGAAGAACCCGCATTAAAAATACCCGTCTTGATCCACCCGCTCCCCGCTCCATTTCCTCTAATAGACCCAAGGCTACTCCCGTTTTTCTTCACCTCTATCTTAAACACACCCTTGTTTACCACATTCGTATTGGCTCCAGAAAGGGTGTTTCTGTTTCTGTTTCTGACCTGAAAATTTATGGTTGCACTCTGATCCAGCCTTTCAGCTGTCGAGTACTCGAATATAGAAGCGGCATTGGGGGCGGTACCAGCGAAGTTGATGTCATCATTAGCAAAAACTTGATACTTCGTCAGGGCGTCCCTAAGAGCGTCCAGAGCTGTCCTTCCCGTCCATGCAAGCTGGTCGCCGTCATCGTACTTACCGAAAGTCCTTCCTTCCCCGATGTTGACGTACAGGTCGGAATCGAAGATCGGGGTATCACCAACGTTCTTCCAGTAAGCAGAGTTTCCATCAGAGATATCGACAATCTTGGCCGCCTGAACTGGGTCGTCCTGAGCCGTAAAAATGTAAACCTTACCACTCGCTTTGTTTACAAGTAGGACACCAGGAAAGACTTTGTTTACCAAAGACGGGTGAATCTGCCCTTCGTTGTCAGGGTCCTCAACATCCGTGAGGGCATCAACAAAAATGACACCCTTCGAAGTGTTTTCCGAAAGGTCTATAATCGGATACTGTGCATTTGAACTTCTCAGTTCATCACCGAAATAAATTGCCATTAGCTGTCTAGTTTAATCTGTAAGTCAATCTTTATCTTCTCATCGAAAGCCCCAGGTATTTTTGACCTGTAATACTTTACTGGTATATTGTTTCTAGTATATGGGTTTCCGTTAGAAAATTGATTCCCCAAATATACTATAGAATCGTTTAGAGAGTAAATGCCAGAGCCAGCAGTGGTTGCAGCAACCTCGTCTATTACAAATTCATCAGGTATCTCTATGATCAAATACCTGTTTAGATCTGACACAGATTGGGTTCCCCCGCTAGAGAAACTTACGATAACCTCTTGTTCCTCAGAGGTAAAGTCAGTAAGGACCTCTACGTACTGATCTTGATTGGCGTCAGTCAACAAGACTCCAGTTAAAAGAACTTCATTCTCTGGATCAAAAACATTAGCTAAATCGCTTAGAACGCTCGATACGTTTGAAGCCTTAGGGTCTTTTGCCACGCTTGTGAAACACCTGATCTTCTTCCCAATGAAGAATTCAAATTCTCTAGTTCCCACCTCCGATTCCAGAAGCGTGCCGTCATACCATAGGTATTGGGTTCTTATTTTTTTCTTTCCCAAGGTGTTGTACGAAAGAGGGATGTTTGTAGTAGTTCCAGCTTGGTTTACATCCACCGTGGTTTGTTCAGGAAATGCACCCCACCCCGATGCTGGCATTACCAGCTGAGGGTTTGCAGTATTAAAATCACCATCAGCCGTGGTGTACTGAATAGCAATGCTTGAATTGGGGTACATCAAACCCATATCAGAAGAGGTCAAAAAAACAGAGTCTAGAACCAAGGGGTCTCCAATTTCAAACTTGTATCCGTGATCCTCGTACTCTACGAACTCCCCTCCTACGATTCTTCCAAAAGACGCACCAGTAACCGCAGGGTTAGGCTCTAGGTTTACCGTAAGCATATCCCTTATGATGTCCTCTAGATCCGTAAGCTGAGCGTACACTTGACCATCTTCAGCCTCTCCAACAGGGTTGGTTACAGTAAGCTCCTCAGTCAGGAAGCTATTGCCGTCACCAGACACCCCAGGTTCACCAGGGTCACCCTTAGGTCCCTGATATATGATCGCCTTGAACGGCCTGACGATAGGGTTGTTGACTTGTACCTCAGCTCTGCCGATCGGCTTTATCTCGATAGATGCAGCCGAAGTAGACGGGACCTTTACAATCTGGTTTGACTGGGATACATTGACGGTGTTGACCGCTCCGATCGGTGAGGATACGGGAGCGGAAGCGACCCCAGTGACTCTGATTATCGGGGCGTCTTCCGTTACTACCCGTATCGCCATCAGATGGTTATGTCGTCATTGATGGTGAACTTACCGTAGAGGTAGGTTTTGACTCCTGACGTTGGGTGCTGGTGTTGCAGGTCGTACACATAAGTCCCTGGCGTCAACTCCATTCCAGCCGCACTTGCGGATATGGTAAGCTTTGAGCTAGTGTTATCTCCGTCAGACAAAGCAAAAGAAAAGTTAGAGAAAAACGCGGTGCCCGTGTCGTCAGCAGAAGGTCTAACCTCCATTGTATACAGGCTGCTCGGAGGGTCGTGGGTAGGCATAGTAACACCAAAATCAATACCTAGACTGAAGGTGTCTCCCCTCCTACAAATTATATCCAGCCTAGATGCTGTGTCAAGATTGACCTGCGCCATTTTGTATGATCTTATTTATGATGTCCTGCGGTGATTCCTCCTGACCGCTATCAGGCTGTTCTGGGAGCTCTCCCCGTTCCCCTTGTCTTTGTGCTACGAGCTTACTCTGCTCCACAGCTTGCTTCTTGACCCGCTCGTCCTTCCTGTCCTCCTTCAAGACTTCCAGCTTCTCGCGGAACTCTTCCTCTTCGGTACGGAAACCGAGGGTGGCCTGAGCCTTGATCAACTCAATCTCTTTCCTGTGCTCGTGCTTCAAGATCTCCATCTGAGACTCCAGCTGAGCCTTCATTTGTTCCATCTGAGCATCGATCTGCGCCTTGGCTTGCATCTCTTGCATCTTAGCCTGAGAAGCAGCCTGAGTAGATTGAGCTTGCGCTTGCGCTTGCATCTGCACGTTCTGCTGAGCGATCTGCTGATTCATAGCCATACGCTTCTTACGCCTAACCACAAGTAGCCTCTCAGCTTGGTTGATGTCCTTGAGTTGCCTGATGGCAATGGCGTCCTCGATATCCAGTTCTTTCTGAGCCAGTGACACCTGTATGTTCTGTTCGAGATACTGCTTCTCGACGTCCTCCATCTCCTTCACCACCTGCACCCCGAAGTTGTACATAGAGAGAGACTCGAAGGTGTTTAACACCCCCATGTTCTCCTTGCCTATCGCGTTTTCGTAGGCCCTGAACAGGATACTGTTCCTGGGGATGACCTGCAAGCACTTTACGATGTCGGAGCAGACCTTCTTGAACAGCACCATAGAGGAGTTCGTGATATCGTAGATCGCGTTGTTGCCCGCTGCGATAGCTTGCTGCCTAACGCCGACCAACTGCTCACCCTTCGGTGTCGTCCCGTCCATAGCCTCGTTGATTCCCGTAGCGTCACGGATCATTCTCAGGTAGTGGTTGTACAGGGCGATGAACTCGTTGATGTTCCGTACACTGTTATTGATCTCCCTGATGGGTGGATTCTGGAACCCGCCTTCAGGGTTTTTGCTCCTGTAGTAGAAGACACCTGTCTGTTCGTAGATGTCATGGAGTTCGAGCGGTTGGAGCTCCCCGCCTTTGCCGAGCTGAACATTTTCCAGACCCTCGACATCAATGATGATACCATCTGGTTTCGCTTTTGCAATGGCTTGTTGGATCTTCAGGTGCGTCAGCTGGAGCTGGTCCGCAAACCCGATGCAGCTGTCCACCATAGACTTGGGGATCATCTCCTCCATATTGGTGGCGACCACAGAGTAAGACAGGTTGGTCTTGCTCAGGTCGTGCATGTTCTTCGGTATGTTGGTCTTCAGACCGTAGTTGAAGAGCATATCGCACCCCATAATGTAGCTACCACCGTACACCACGGCGTTATCGAGGGTTCTGACCGAGCGCTTGTAAACGGAGTTGGTCGGGGCCTTGTAGTTTTCACCCTTCTGGTAAAACCCAGTATTTCCGAACCTGCTTTCCTTCTCCTCAAAGTACATGGTGTCGACAGAGACGAACTCGAAGTCCAGGACCTCGACCATGTATTCATCATACCCAAACTTGTAGCGCTTCAAGTAGTCGTCGTACCTGGACTGACCTATTTTGGACTGATCGTACCCGTACTTCTTAGCAGCCTTCTGTGCGATGACTTTGTACTGCTCTTCAGTGAACTGATCGCCCGCGATGCGCTTCAGCTCGTATATCGGGATGCGCTTTACGTGACCAGCGTAAACCAAGTCACCGAAGTTCGGGTCTTCGGTATAGCTATGCACGAACTCTGCAGGATCGACATAACTGGTTTTGATTCCTTGGTTAGGGTCGTTGTCTCTTTTGACAACTGCCATACCCAGCGTTGCGAGATCATTAACACAGCGCCTGTAGGTTGAGTCGTTGAAGTCGTTCCACTTCAGGGTCATGTTCGTCGCGATCTGGGCGGCGATTTCTGAAGTCGACTTGATGTTGTTTCCAATGAAGATCTCGGCCTCTTCTAGCGTCTCTGGAATGCTTTCCATTTCAGAGATGTTGACTCCAGTATCCTTTTGGATCTGATTCAGCTTTTCTCTGTTTGCAACCGCCATTTCTATTTTTCGGCGCTCCAGATCTTTTTCGCTTGATGATAGTGGATCGACAGCTTCAAGGTTGGGGTACGGCTCAGAAGACAGGATCTTGTTGACCACAATCCTCACGAACTTCGGTAGGATAGGGACGGGCGTAAAGTCCATATTCAGAAAACTCCCGTCAGAATTGTTAGGGTCGAGACTAGTCAGGAGCTGCCTGTAGATACTCGTGTCCTGAGTTCCGTTGGCGTACTTCCTATTACGGTCGAACACTACCCTCCTCTTCTTCATCAGGGAGCTATCTTGCTCCGAGGTGCCCCACTGCGAAGAGATGGCTTTGGCGTACCTCAATCCGTACTCCTTGCCTTCCTTCGTTTTCCTGGATTCTAGGGGGTCAGGAAAGTTGATACTATTTTTTCCCTGTTTGCCGTGCATCTAACGGCAAATATAGTAAACTCAGCGGTGCCACTCTTTGACTTTACTCTTTCTGAAGAACACCTTGTCGCTCAAATCAGATTGCTTCTTTTTTTGACTTCCTTTTTGAGCCGCTAAGAGGGCCAATCCAGAGCTAATCGTAAGGTCGTACTTCGTCCTGTTGTTGATTTTATATCCTATCCAATCCTCCAGGGTATTGTTGAAATACATATTTCCGAAGTTTGCGGTCTCTGGTTTTACTCCAACGTGGTCGTGGATGTACGCTTCGATTGCGTGGGCATGGGCTTGAATGACGTCCTGAGAATTAGACGGGATTCCCTTTGTCCTGACGTTTACCTTGGAGTTCGGGGCCTTCAAGTGGTCTGGCCTATCCAGAACATACCCGTCGTAACCTCTTGACTCAAAATACCTTACTATCCCGTACTTATTGTTCTCGATTAAGAGCGGGAAACCATAGTAGAAGGAAGCCATCAAGACGTCTTCGTAGAAGATGCTGGCAAGGTCAGGTCGAGAAGCATACTCCACAACGAACATGTTGCTTGGCACGTCATCTCTCATATTGAATTTGGTGTACAAGTGCAGCGCACCCTTAGAGCCTCTTCCATCCAGAGTTTCATCGAGGTCGTAGGAGTCTACACCACCCACTCCGTACTGAGAATTAGGCGGAACTTTTTTTCCTCTAACTTCCGCGACTTGATTTCTCATTTCTACGGGTGGCTGCCATGCCACATGGAATCTGCCCCTGGGGTCTGGAGAGAACATTACCTCCTTGTCCTTCTCCTTCCAAATGAAGTTCCCCCTGACGACTGGGTTCGGGTAGAGGTTATTGTTCCAGTCTATCTGCTGGTAAATCTTACCAATGTTAAATATGCTTCCCTCTATACTATCTCGAAAGGCTTCGTCTTCGGTTAGCGGGAACTGCCTAATGACCTCGTTCAGCTCTGACGGGTCGTGCTTGAGGCTGTCTCGCTCGTTCTTCAGGTAGGTCTTACTACCCTGATCAATCATCTCCCCGTCTACGCCTTCTATCTCAGCATCAGGATCATCCACAACAGGATTCCCGTAAAGATCAAAGAACCCCTCAAGAGCGTGATCAGCAGGTATAAAAATACGGTAAAGGCCGCTCCTGGTCCTTCCGTTGGCATTCCTTTCAGCAGGGTCTGAATCTTCCCAGAGGTTCTTGTACTCTTCACCGCCTTTGTCCATTGGATTTACGGTGGAGCCCACCAGGGCCTTTCCGATTACTTTCTTACCAACGATGAGACAAGTTCGCTCAATACGCCAAGCCTCCCTGATGTCGACTGGCTTCTCCCACTTTCCAGCCTCGTCGAGGTAGAGCATGTGTAGCTTCTCTCCGTCATAGGCATTGTTGGTGGTGTTTTTCCAGTTGATGATTGTGTTGAGGGCGTCACCCTTTTGTGACGTCTTATTCTTCTTGGTGATTCGTTTCGATGGTTCCCGAAAAGCGAGTTCCATACGTGGGTTCGTCGTTCCATCCTGTATAGGTTTAAAGAAGAAGGGGTAGGCCTTAAACATTGGCACTACTTTCTTCATGAATATGTTCTCCTGCGAATCTTTACCAGTCTTGGACTGGATTCCGAGGAGCTTGTCTTTTACTTGCGTAGCCTCGTCAACAAGTACAGCGGCACAGATATTAGTATAGCCAGAACGGCGACACTTAGTATATAGCTGACCGATACAACGGGGATCAGCTTCGCACGCAGCCATGTGAAGAAAGATCTCACGTTGGAACGCAAGATACGAAGGATATCCGATATCGATCTTGCTCCACTGCAGGAACATATAGTGCCTCCCCGTAATGTACGTAGGCACACCATTATTGTAAAACCAAACACCGTTACGCCTCCGCTCAAACTCCTGCTCGATGTAAGGAGAAAAGGAACGTCGAAACTCGGCTGGCTTCTCGAACCACTCATCCATACTTCTAACCCTCGACAGTTCCTGTGGCACATCGGCGCGGCGCCACATCTGCATTCTTTTAGGTAGGTCGTGGAATAGAATGTCTGATTTCTTTGGAACTTTCGGAAGAGCAATGTTAAGACCGTGGATCGAAACGATCTCACCAATGTCACGTCCGCTGTCCAGCCGAATAACGTCATCGGACTTGTCCATACCGATTGCTTTTGAATGACGGAACGCCGACCTTTTTATCAGCCAACTCCATGTACTTTCCGCACTCGCATTTTACGTCGTGCTGGACCTTACCGTCGATAACCTTGATGGATACGCTCCCACTGTGTTCTGCGGTCTTGCCGCATTCGCATTTGTACTTGCTCATGATAAATGAATTGCACCCCCGCCAGGATTCGAACCTGGGACCCACAGCTTAGAAGGCTGTTGCTCTATCCAGCTGAGCTACGAGGGCGTAGGGTTACCTCCCTTGACCCCTGTAGGCCTTGGTGTAGTTTTTAGAGCCCTTCAGCTTCGACGTTTTCGTCTTGGCGTGGATTCCAGGTCTGTTGACCTTGTTTTTCTGGTTGTAGGTGCTGACTTGTTTTGCCATAGTGTTGAATTAAAATGTTGGGGCGGCGGGATTCGAACCCGCGACTTCCTGTGTATAAGACAGACGCTCTAACCAACTGAACTACGCCCCAGTGTGATCCGCCCCGTTTACGTAGGGGGCCGTCTTGTCGAAAATTATTTACTAGCCCGTTTCTTGGGTCTATTGTTTGCTCTGTTCAGAGACGATTTGATAAAACGACGGATTCTACCACCCTCGTGAGCGGCGTCCAAGCCATCACCGTTACCATACGTCCCTTTCTGACGGTTATACTTATTGAGTTCCGCTCTGTACTTTTTGGCCTTTTTGGTTTTGCCGTACTTCCTGTACTCATCTTTGTAGTCTCTTTTCATGTCACCTGATTATTGTCACATGACCATTGATTATATATGACTCTCCGTATCCTTCGCATTCTACTCTGTAAATATACGTGTCGTCAGGGACATAGTATTCATCTCCTCCTAGCCAGATATCCTCAGAGTAGAAGCTCTCCCACACTATCTCTCCAGACCTAGAAAAAACTCGCATCCGCCAGTCCTTCCAACAGTCTGGGTCGGTCTCTGCTCCCCAAGCGTCGTTGACCCCGTCATTGTCTGGGGTAAACGAATTAGGGATGTAGATCTCACAGTCAGAGAACGGGTTGATACACGGCTCCCCTGTAGCACAATCCACCTCTACCATGTCGTATTCGTAAATCATAGCTGTATCTACTTGATACTCAATATTGTATATAGTGTCAGTTAAAGTAATATACGAAGTGTCGACTTCTGTAATGTACAGTGTGTCAGTTAGATACACATACGTGGTGTCGTAGAAATACCAGTTTACCGCTACAGGAATGGTGTCGTTGATTATGACCGTATCCGTCTCAGTGATGTATAGCGTATCTGGGGGTAGCTCTATATATGTGGTATCGTAAACGAAAGTGACCACGGGTAGAATTTCTGTAATCGTGTCGTAGACAAACACCGTGTCGTACTCCAGGACTACAATGGTGTCAGGCGGCAATTCTACATACACCGTGTCATACACGTAAATGACTTCTGGTATATCTTCTGGGCAAGTGATAATCCAGTTGTCTTGCCAGTTAGAGTCCTCATACAGGCCACAACAGTCGGGAGTTATACCGCCACCAATCCCCCCTACTTCAGCCCAACCTCCGTTATCAGAATACATGGTGGGTCCGTAGCTAATCTGCCATATCACAGCCTGAATACCCAGACCCTGATTCATCCAGAAATCAAAAGCATTTAGAAGATTAGCATACAGGCTAATCCCACCCGACTGATAGAAATCGCCCAACGGAAACGTAATGGTATCCCCAGTATAGTATGGAGGGTCTACGTTGTAATCCGACCAGACATCTAGGTTGGTCCAGTTTGTTGACGAAGTTGTGGTCGTAGCAGAGTATATCCACCCAGGATGATTACTGTCGTCGGGAATACTAAGGCCCCAAGGAAAATCCCACCCTTGGTTCATGGCGTTGCAGTTCGAGTCCAAAGCCTGGAAACCGAACTGTATCTCGGCAATCCCAGTTGGGCCCGCTGCGCCCCCGCAACTTTCGGTGTTGTTGAACGCTACGGTTATCTCACCAGCTACTGGATCGAAGTCAAGTAGCTCTAGGTCACATTGAGCGACAGAGCTAAAAGAGAAAGCAAAACAAGCAGCCAGTAGATAGATACTAGTCTTCGTACTCCCCGTTCCATTCTTCGTTAAAATAGATGTGATCATTGTTGCACGAAGATACCCAATTAAAGGATCCGACGCGCATGGTGTGGTCACTTGCTGAACTTCTCAGCGAACCCTCCAGAGTAGTCTTTTTCTTCTTCGACACGTCCATTTTCTTTGAGTTCTTTTACCATCTGCTCCAAGGATTGCCTCTCCCTGAGAAGCTCCTTGCAGTCGATAGCGGTTTGTTTCACGGATTGAAGTTCGGCCTTCCTAGCGCTTCCAGTGATCTCTTGGTCGACGGGCTTTTTCACCTCTTCGATCATGTTATCAATGGCGATAGCCATCGCGTCCATGAGCTTCACTGCAGCGGTAAGGGTGTTAAAGCTTGTAGAGGAGCTCCGTGACCGCGACCCTGTAGTATTCTTTGCCATCGATTTTAATTCTATAGTCTCTGTTCTTTTTGAAGCCAACCACGTCGCCATGGGATACTCCAAGCTCTTCAAGCTCTGGGGTGTCAAAGGATACCACACCTGTAGTTACTTCTTTCTCTTGTAGGGAAACCACCTCAACGAGTCCGCTATGTCCAGGATCATCCTCCTCAACAGGCTGCAGCAGACACCAACCCTTGACAGGGTGTATGCCAGCTTTATTCTTAAAAGCAATAGCTTGATTCGCAGCAGCGTGTTCGTCGTCGTAGTGGACAACATAGTGATTGTCTTCTTTGACCAGTGGCGAACCGCCATGGATAACCACATGATGATGGAAGTACAGGGTATCTCCAGCTTCCGCGCCAGTGTTATACTTGAGTGGAGCAGCCAGGATTTTGCCTTCTGTAGTTCTGTTCTCAAACTCATTGAACTTGGTCTCTATGTACAGTTCTAGTCCCGAATCGGTGGTTATGGTGTCTTGAAGCTCTTTCTCTATTTCTACAATAAATTTATCTAGGGTCTTCATTATATTAGAAGTTCAAATCAAATTCCAGTAAGCATGGCATATCATCAATCGCCTTCCAAAGGTCAGTGCCCTCACTGCCTTCTATGTATACTAGGTATCTGCACTTGCCAAACTTGTGCAGGTAGGACTCGTCTTGGATAATTGCAGATACGGATCCTCGTCCTGCCTTCATCCCGACAAAGTATGCCATTCCGTTCTTGGGATCTTTTCCGATCACAAGTTTTCTAATCAACCCCTCCATCAGTTCAGTGATATTCCGAGGTCTCCCAGGAGATTGTCGATATCATCGTTAGGGTCCTCAAACTGCTGGTCCATTATCTCCTTCACCATCTCCAGTTCCAGCTTGCTGTCGAGGTTGTAGCTGAACACGCTCTTGAGCTGTATCTCGTCCCCTTCTTTGGGTTGGAGGAGCTCGTCGATATCGAGGACTCCGAGCATAATCGCGCTCATCACCCTATCTTCGTAGCCGTAGCTCTTAATGAGCTCCTCGATCTGAACGATGAGCGAGTACGCTTCTGCGATAAACTCTTTGTCCTTTGCATTCATAAATTCAAAGATACATAATCATGCCCAAGTCGAAAGTTTCTAAAGCCAAGATGTTTCGGGATTCTTCCAGACTGAAGGCCAAATATGTCAATCATAACTACCTCAAGAACCTTCATTCTGTTCGAAAGGAGTTTTGTGCTCACCACGGCATCGACTGGAAGCATCTAGAGTTTCTGCTTTGGGCTTACGACCTGGAGTTCTTTACTATACAGTACGCATCTGACGAGTACGGGTACAACAAAGGGAACATGGGGAACAGGATTATATTCCCGCTACAAGCTGAAGGGTATATCTACAAGCACTTCGAAAGGCTTACCCCGTCCAAGAACTTAGAGGATCACATCTTCAGAGAGGAGACCAAGTACAACTACAGGGTTAGGTATGCCATTACGCAACGCGCAAGGCTGCTGGTTCAAAGGTTTTACCAGAGCTTGTAATACGTACCCACCTCGTCCTTCTCGGCACGCATCACTCTCCCTTTGTTTTCAGTGGGGGACTTGTAACTGACATGAACCCATGCGGGGTTGGTGTCATCACCGAATTCCCATATAAGCTGATCAAAGTCCAAGCAGTCTTTGATATAGTGGAAAATCTCCGCATTGGTTACGCCTCCAAAGACATCAGCATCCAGATCCAAAGCGCGGCCTGAGCAATGCTGAGAAGTACTACTGCCACCGATGGCACGATTGAGTTTCGGCGACCTGTACCCAGAAGAGACGTAGATCGGGACTCCAAAGTGATCTCTGAGAGGTTGAAAGACATGCTCTGCTATCAGTTTCAGGTTCGTGATCTGAGGGTCGTCAGGCTGATTTTTTAAACCAAGGCGACTTGCCGTTTGGCTTCTTGTACACTCTTTTAGGGTCAGGTTTTTGGACAAACGCATTTCTCTTCTTATTGAAGTCTTTTAATTTCATTCGGGGGTTAAAGTAACCCTTGCTACCCATCAGTTGCGACAAGAAGCAGAGGTCTTTCTCCCCTTACCAAACCCAACACTCAACATGCCACGACACTTCCCGTAGTTGATGGTCTTGGGCTTCTTTTTCTTCTTTGCTTTGGCTGGGCGAGGGCGCAGCGTACCCCCATAGAGTCCAGCCTGAGACGGTGCGGCTGCACCACGCTGCTTCTTTTTATCGTCTCCGCCTATCACGACTTGCGTTGTCTGACGTTGTACTCACCACCGCCTACGACAGCGCCAGTAACCAACCCCATAAGGCCTTTCAGCATCCTCTGGTTCCTGCGCTTTCTGTAAGCTTCTGCTTTCTGTTCGCTGGTCCTGGGATCAGGGAGCATCCTGTTACGAGCTGCGTACCTGTCTTCTTTTCTGGATTGTCTTGCGATTTTACCGCCACCAGCGTAGATCTTGCCGCCCCCCATCATCATTCCAGGAGCTGGGGCACCACCTTGTCCGCGCATCTGGCTGAGCTTCTCCATCAGGTCCTCCATCGGTGAGGCACCCTGACCTCCGAGCTCCTGCCTTCCCATCTCATCGCTTCTGGAGCGACCTTCAAAAGTAGACTCGTCAAGGACATACTGCCCCTCAGCATTCTTGATGTACGGGAAGTCTTCGTCAGGAAGGAACATATTCCCTTCTTCATCTTGACCCTGAGCGTACTCGTTCCAGTTGCCATACACCTTAAAAGATCCAGGAGTGTTCTCCCACTGCTCGTCAGGGGCGTCGTAATCGAGCTCCTCGCCCTTGTTGACCCAGACAAACTCTCTCATCTCACCGCTGTCGGATTGCTCCCTACGAACGGTGGAGGCGAACTGACCGATCAAGGTTCCGTTCTCCTCCCTTCCTTTCTCTTCCATCGCCTCTCTCAGGCGATCGGACATGGTACCAGAGTTCATCATGCCTTTTTCTTTTTAAGCATCATTCTGTCCATCTTCTTCTCGCGACGGACGTCTTTTTTATCTGCTCCCTGAGCAACGACTTTACCACCGCGCTTGTAGGACTTCTTTGCTTTCACCATGACGCAAATATATTAATTATTCAAACCTCTGTTATAGTCCCTCAAATAGTCTTCTGGAGTCTTATTTACCCCTGGAACCTTGAACTCTGTATTGTCACTGATAGAAGCAAAGTATTCTCTGGTTCCCTGCCTCCCCAAGAAGTGCGTAAGGGCAGCCACTTCATCAGGCCTAAACACCCACTTGTCTCCAAGCTGTTCTTTATACTCTCTCTCAAGATCAACAGCATTCCTTTCAAGGCTAGGGCCCCCAATACCTTCTGTAATTCTCCTGTCCATCAGGATCTCCTGGAGGTGCGGTGCTCTAGAAAGGCTGTCCCTGCTTACCCCACTCATCTCTGGCTCGTTCTTAATCAAGCTGTACAGCATCTGGTACATTCCCGTAGCTGAGCTATTCGGGTTCATAGCGGCAGGGTTGTTCCTGCTCTCTACATACCCCAACCCTTTCTTCAGGCGCTTTGGGTCTATCGGGTCCCCACCGTTCTTTATCGGTCTCATCTTATTTCTTCTTATTGATTTCTATAGCACGAAGCTGTGCCAGCGCCTTCTTCCTGCTGCTGTGCTCCCCCAAGCGCTTCTGCCCTTTAGAGTCGTACACAATCCACTTATCTCCTTTCTTGATCAGCATTGCTTTTCAAATATCTCTGTATATCCTCGAAAGCCTGGTATGCCCTGGGGTTGTACTCTCGCATATCCTGTCTTTCTCTTGGGTTATAGCGTGATCTTGCGAAGTCCTCTTCACTCCCCTCAAACAATAGATTACGAAGCTTCCCGTCAATGTAGTTCTGGCGGTACTGCTCATACCCATCACCAGCATACCCCTCTTTCAGATCCTGTTCATACCAATACCTCACGTCATCTTCTCCAAGGGCCTCCCCAAACTCCTGCAGCATACCCCTGAACTTAGGGTCAGCCTCTGACATCCCGTGAAGCATATCCAAAGCAACAGCTTGAGCATTGTTTGTCTCTGGGTTGAAGAGAACAGCATGCCTCCTATCTGGACCTGGGTGCTTGAACTCCGCCCCACTGGGGTAGCGGACCACCCTCTGACCAGGACCGAAGTACTCTATGTCACCTATTCCAGTAGCCTCCCTCGTAAATCCAGGATCAGCCTTTACCGTAACCCTCCCCAAAGCCTTCAGAGCTGGAAACATCTCCAACGCTTCGCGACGAAGCCGCCTGCCAGTCCTTTTCTTGGGTCTCATAGCGCAAATATAACAAGATAGTCCTTGCGCCTGCACAGCAAAACAGCTTCTGACTCCCTCTCCAACTCCAAAAAACCTTCTCAGAAGCTTATCGCAACTCGACTGTCCATCATAGCGCTGAGCTGCTAGGCGAAGTTACAGCGGATTTTTGACATATGCAAGTCTTTGAGTAAGATTCTAACGCATCCAAGCTAATTTGTTGTGTTAGAACAGATTACCCGCTTAAAAATGAGTGGAGTAATACAGATCTGGGGGATTATACGTACTACGTGACGCTCGCGCGCACACACCCAAACGCATTCCCGCACCCCGACCCTACGCATAATGCGCACCGTCGCCAAAACATTCAGCGTTTTGCTATCTTGCTGGTAGCCAATGCGTTGTAGCTGTTCAGATGGAGTACTGATTGAAGCGAATCTGTAGCCGATAGCAGTAGCGACAGGGGAGACAATCCCACCCCCAATCCTCCACACACGAAACCGTACTCCATTCCGCTTGCATTATACACGCCGAATCACACATGGTTTTGCGCACCAAGCTTCGCTTCGCTAGGGCTTCGTCGATTCACGTTCATCCCATCCACCAAACGGCAGAACCAAGGCCTCCTGTGTGTGTGTCTGCATCATGCGTGCATCACGCCAATCTTCAGCGCCTGTTTCCATGCGCATAATGCGGGCGCAGAAATCGCGCAGGAAGATTCTCCCCCTTCAAATTTGCGATTTATCCCAAGCTATCCACTACCTTTGTGGTCCTCGGCAACGTCGCTGAGGCTTCAAACACTCACCTCATGGCAAACATGACCTACACCCTCACCGCTTCTCAGAAGCTGACGCTCACCCTCGAAGGCCGTAAGGCCGCTAACAAGGCTCTTTGGGCCGCTGAGAAGGCCGACCGCAAGGCCTTGTCTGTGTGGGAGGCTAAGAAGCCTCGCAAGGCCACCAAGGTGGCAAAGAAGGCCGACAAGCTGAAGGCCGCCGCCATCCAAGCTGTCTACGACTCCGTGTCACAGACACACACCAAGCCTGTCATCCGCATGGCGGCAAAGCCGATGGAGGTCAAGACGGAGTCCGTCGCCGCCAAGTCCCTCAAGCGTAAGGCCCGCAAAGGTCCGAAGGACAGCAACGGCAAGTTGGAGGCTCAGGCTCAGAAGCAGTCCATGGCCAACACACAGAAGCGAGCCGCGAAAACCGCCCCCAAGGTTGACGTGGTTTGGGATGAGGCCACCAACCGCCGCAAGGAGGTCGAGGTCGAGGTCAAGAACCCTGCCAAGGCTCACGTCATCCGCAAGACCTGGTGCGACTTCTCCGAAGTTCCTGCGGGGTTGGAGCTTGAGGACGCTGTTCGGTGGGCCGCTCTGCAGGACGGATACGGCGTTGCCGCTGACGAAATCAGCCTCGACGATTGCCTCTGATTCACACACAGAAACACACAGACACATGAAAGCTAAGCTCTCCCTTCGGGACTACTGCCACTAGCAGATTCGCCTCCACGAGCAACTCCTGCAACACTCACGCACAGAGGCTGCAAAGCAGATTGCAAAAGAAAACATCGAGTACTACAAGGAACTCGCAAACACACACTGAAACACACAGACACATGATGAATTTTTCTCTCCCCTCCCCGACTCCTATGGAGTTCACGTCCAAGGCCGCTGACTACCTCTACGGCATCTTTCACGAAGACCCCTTCCTGTGCGGTGCCTGCATTAGGCTTGCCGCAGACAAGGTGGAGCAACTCGAACGGAAGCAACGCCTCACAGACAGGACGATTGGCGCCCGATGGAACACACAGGCAGAGCTGTGGGAAATGCGGAAGGTCTTGAACGCCATGCTTAGCTACGCCGTGGAGGTGTATCCACACACACTGTCCAGTACGATGGACCCTGCATTCAACCGCCACGTCAAGGCGTGACACACAGACAAGCGCACATGGTGCTTGGGGTGGTTCGATTCCACCCTGCGCTCAAACACACAAACACATGACAGACATGACAGACACACTCACCACCCAACAGGAAGCCACCGCTTGGCTCATCGTCCCCACCACTTCGTGGAATCTCGAACAGGCCATCATCCACCTTGTCATGCACAGGGGATGGAACGTCTACGCAGACGGATGGGGTCGCTACAAGGTCTACAAGGCCTCACCCGCAGACACAGACACGGAAGACTCCCTTCGGGAGCAGTGGATGCAGGATTGGAAGTGGCTCACAGACACAGCCGCGTCAACCCCCATCCTCCAACTTGGGACCTACTTCCCTTGGACAGGCATGGACACCACATGGTGGACGAAGCCTCGCGACTGACACACACACACACAAGATCGATTGCACATGATGATTGACATCCTGAAGGCGGCGGCCTACCTCAGCGCAGAACCCCTGTTCACCTCCCTCGGCTCGTCCGTGTTCCGCCTCCCGTGTGGCGACTGCGTGGTGTACACAGACACGGAAGTGGAACAGAT